GAAGCCGTTATGAGCAGCTAATCCTACAATCTCATCTGCACCGGCAGGCCATATTTCACTGATGTCTAAGGTTCCAGCAGTTCCAGTAGACAGGACAAAACCACTGAGTAGATCAGAAAACTGAATAGTTGTTTTGTTACTGGTGTTATTGGCTGACCATGTACGACCATAAGCGCTGATAACGCAATTATTATTACTGACAGTTCCAACATAACCGGTCTTCTCCGACACCCTGCGGAATGTCGTGTTTGACACAGCAGGATCAAATATTAGAGGATCATGTCCAGACTGATACAGGTACAGAATACCGTTCAGAGGAGCCATCTGCCAGTTGTCAGAAGTGATCGTGGGGGCTGTTCCACCGCCTCCGTAGGTCAGAGTAGTCAGTGTAGAGCCAGACAGCTTAAACAGTTTGTTGTTGCCTGCTGCAATGATGTAAGAGGTACCGTCATTAGCTATTAACTCTCCGATAGCATCAATGCTTTCAGAGCCAAGGTCAACATTACCAGTATGCTGTCTAGTCCATCCTTTTCGTGCTCCGATACGACCAAACTTGTCAATCACACAATTGGCTGCAACCGTGGCAAAGCCAGACTCAAGGGAAACGATAGAGTCTTGGGTGTTTAAACCCATGAATCCTGGCGCAGCAATCGAAGTAGTTAATAACTTTGCTACCATTATACACTCGTCCAGGTTACTTGCTCGTCGTAGCGGTTAGCCTCAAGAGCAATCGCATCCGACAAAGCAAGACGATACTTTTGATACAGTTCACTGAATGACTGTCCACCATCTTCACCTCGTTCAGCAACAGCGTTAGCGTATGCTAACATCTGCACCAAGTGAGGAGGAACTTTAACCAAGTCACCGTTGGCAGACAGGTCAGTCTGAGGAATGTTCAGATTAAACCGCAATGAATAGACAGCATCAGGCTGAGGCCATACACGGACAACATTGTCATCGTTGCTTACACCGTCAAAGGCATAGTAGATCGGAGCAGCATTCTGGACATCAGCGAGATAATACTGTGTATCCAACCAGTCAGGAGACACCTGATACATCGGGACATCTTCAGTCTCGTTCATAACCATGTCAACCTTGAATCGTTGACCTGATCCAGTCAAAGTGTATGCTTGTTGTCCAGAGACAGTAGGAACAACAATAGTTTGACTTAAAGCATTCCAAGAATAAGCATCTTCAATTTCACGTTTAGCGTCATTCACTAAAACACCAATCAATGAACTGTAAACAGTATCATTAACAGAAGACACTTCTTGTTCTCTTAAACGAATAAGAACATTGTTAACAAGTTGTAAATAAGTCGTTGCCATTAGTTTTCCTTGGTGTCTTTATAAGCAATCATTGTACTAGAAGTATAAAAAACAGTCAATAGGTGTCTACCCTAGTGTTTCATTCTTACAACAAACTCAGCGATAGCAAACAAGGTAGCCAACAACGCCCAAGCACCCATGCCCATATTCACCCACCGTTCTACCTTACGGTCAACCCTGGCTATGGTCTTGTCAAGTTCTTCTGTCTTGTCCTCAAGGTCGTCAATGCGAACACCTTGAGCATTCTGACGCTCTTCAACGAGAATCAGACGAGTAACAGCATCAGTTAGTTTGTCTACTTTTGTCTCTATTCGTTTCAGATCCTCGTTGAAGCCGTTATCCATTTTACTTCTTAGCCTTCTTCTTGGACATCCCAGCCTCTGACAAGGCAATCGCTACAGCCTGCTTACGGCTCTTGACAACTGGGCCTTTCTTGCCGCTATGTAAGGTACCTTCCTTGTACTCTTTCATAACTTTCTCAACTTTACTGGGCTTCTTCATCATAGGTTCCTCGCTAAGTATTCGTACATGTGGTAACAGAGCACAAGAAGGAAAGCAATAGCAAACAAATACAAACCGTTGGCAATCATCTCTTGTTTCCGACGTTTTGCAATCTTTGCTGCTTGCTCCCGTTGTCTTTTGATCTTAATTCGTTCAGACATCATGGACTTGTAGGCTTCCTGTCCATACACACCAGCGATAAGAATATAGAGTTCATACTCCATCTTCTTCAGTCGCTCACGGTGCATTACGATGTCTAATGCTTCCTGCTCAATTGATCCTTTACCAAGAAACTTGCCTTTCTTGAGGTCTTGTTCTTTTTTGGCAGCACTTTCGTTAAAAGATTGGACAGCCGAGTACCATTTACCAAGCTGTCCCGCTACACTTTCTATTTCTTTGCCAGCCTTCACCAGCTTCTGTACGGTATTGAATGCCGTAACAGCTACTCCGAAGGCTGTCACTGGATCAATCACAACATCTCCTTAGGTTACCAGGGCAGTCCCGACACCACAGGAGGATTAGCCATGTCTTGCAGTTGCTTGTCCAGAGCAGCTTCTTTAGCAGCCATTCCGTCAGCACCCCAGCGTGTCGTGAGCCAGCCTTGTACGTCAGCCTCAGTCAGTTCATCGAAAGGCTTGAAAGAGCCTTCCTCGGTGAACGACTCAGTGCCGTACTGAGAAGCAGTGAATTCACCAGATGTCTTGGTAACAGTCCAGTGAACCACGGTCACGAATCCGTCTACGGACAAGCGATCCATTTGGTTGATGATGATGTTCATTCTTAGACTCCTGCGGGTGGGTTATACGGTTGGGGCGACGGTTGGCTCCAAGCGTAGTTGGCGATGTTGAGGTAGTAAGCCTCATCAAGCACCGTGGATGCCTGCGGGTCGTTTGGCACAAGGACACAACGCCAGTAGGTTGACGAGATGACAACATCGTCTTTTAAAACATCTGTGGTCTTGCGAACTGCAATGCACCCATTGGGCTGAATGTTAAATTCGGAGATGTAAACGACTTCTGTGAATGTTGACATGATTTTTCCTTTAAAAATTAAACGACCCGGTACGAAACAAACCCATTGATCGTATCGTTTGTTGTCCATGTAAAAGGCACTGTGCTTGATATGGTTGTTGTTTCAACATAAGTACCATTTGCAAGATAAACTCTTATATTTAGCGCGCTTGTGTTGTTGCCTGCCTGTACTCCCGCAAGATATTGTTGTGTTCCAGAGTCCAACAAATCTACGTGTCCAGATACGCCGCCGCTTACATTAAACGGCAGTCCACTGATCTGCAATGGAGTGCCCGTGATTGAACTGGTAGAGCCTAAAGTAATTATAAAATTGCAGGTAACCACATTACCAATTTTTGTGTAATACCCCGTTGCGGTTCCATTACCAAGCGTAAAGGCGTCAAGCGTCGGAGTCCAAGTCCCCTCCTCATAATCATCCAACGTGTTCGCGTCAGACGATGCAGACTGCGTGGCGGGGAATGCCACACCCACACCGCTTGCAGAGGTGTTGCCGCCTTGCAGGACAAGAGCGCCGTTAGCGTTGAGGGTTAGCGCCTGCGTGAAACTGATGGCGTTTCCTGCGGTGCCGGAGGGGGCGGTGAACCACTTATGCAGCCCGCTGTTGGCTTGATACTGAGTGGCCGCACCAGTGCCGACATACTTCCAGCCGCTGTTGTAGTAAGCGTTGGACGTAATGTCCATTTCGTTGCGGCCAACAAACAAGCCAACCGACTGTTCAATCGTAGGCAGGTTTGAAGCACTCGGCGTCACCCCCAGACCGAGGTTGCCGGAGGCGTCGAGGGTCATGTAGCCAGCCGCACCACTTAAAGCCCAGCGATGGTTTAGCGCGTTGTAGACCAGCGAAGTGTAGGCAGCGCCGCTGCGGTTGTATGACTGGATTACGTTGTCGCCGGAAAAGGCAACAGGTGCTATTTCAATACCGTTTGCACCACCGTTTGACACGACTAGTTTTTCTTGCGGCGAAGTTGTCCCAATGCCCACGTTACCTGCACTGGTGAGGCGCATACGCTCTGTGGCCCCGTTAGTACCAAACGCAAGGTACTTGCCTGTGTCGCTGAAGATGAGCGAATCACCAGTGCTTACTGCTCGAAGTTGCAAGTCTCCTGCCGTGTTGCCGACCAGAATCTGACTGTTTGTAGCACCAGAATTTTTGAAAGCAGCAACAGATGTTCCAGATGTAACAACATGAAGGGGATACGCAGGCGAACTCGTCCCAATGCCCAACCCGGTAGAGGTCAGGCGCATTTGTTCGGAGCCGCCTACATAAAAAAACTGCGCCCCTGCGCCCATGTAAAAGGACTCCGCTGCCGCAAGCGATGCACCATTGAAGATGCCGCTGTATGTGCTATCAGAGTAAGTCCGCAGTTTTGTTGTTCCGGCTCCAAAAACTCCTACACCGCTAACGGTAAAGTTCGTCCCATCAAACGTCAGCGCACTCCCCGTGGTCAGCACCTTTGACCCATTGAGGTAGGCCACGCCGTTGGCGGTTCCTCCGTTGATCGTGACCGTCGAGGAAGTGGTCAGAGTCGTGAACGATCCCGTGTTGGGAGTCGTAGCACCCACAGTACCGTTGATGTTGATCGATGCCGTACCAGTCAGGTTCGTGACCGTACCAGACGAAGGAGTGCCGAGAGCACCACCATTGACAACAAAGGCACCGGCGGAGCCAACATTGACACCTAAAGCAGTAGCAACACCAGAGCCAAAGGCAGTGATACCGGTTCCACCATTGGCTACCGCCAGCGTTCCAGTGACGCCGGTAGACAAGGGAAGACCAGTAGCATTCGTAAGTGTACCGCTGGAGGGCGTACCCAGTGCACCGCCGTTGACCACAACAGAGCCAACAGAGCCAACACTGACACCAAGAGCCGTGGCAACGTTAGTGCCTAAGCCAGAGATACCAGTGGACACAGGCAAGCCAGTGGCATTGGTCAGCGTAACTGCGCTAGGCGTGCCCAGGTTAGGCGTAGTAAGGGACGGACTAGCAGCTAATACGATGCCACCAGAGCCAGTAACGGTTTGACCTAGTGCCGTTTGAACACCAGTGCCAAGAGCAGTTAATCCAGTACCACCATTGGCAATAGCAACCGTACCAGTCACATTAGCAGCATTGCCGCTGATGTTACCGGTAATCTTGCTCCCAGCCAATGAAGTGATCCAAGAAGGATCGGCGTAGCTGCCGGTGGTGTACACACCGTTAGTGACCGTAGATGCGTTACCGGTCAAGTTACCAGTAAAGCCACCAGAGGCACTAGCAGTCGTGAATGCAGCCGCAGCAGGCGTAGTTCCACCAATAGCCGTGCCATTAATGGTACCACCAGTAATAGCAACAGCATTGGCTTCTTGGTTACCCAAGGAACCCACCAACTTGACAACAGCAGCGCTACTGTCCTTGGTGTAGAGTTTCTTGTCAGTTACGTTGACAGCCAACTCGCCCTGCTGCAATGAACCTGCGGCGGGTACGGAAGAGGCTGTGCTACTGTTCTTGGTGATGATCGTTGCCATTTAAGCTCCGTATTTATTTTCGTACCATTGTTGTAACGGGCCTGCTACGTTACGAGGCGTTTCAGGCATATAGGCATTGTAGTATCGTTGTACCGCAGCATAGTAGTCATCTCCAAACTGCGGAGTGGTGCTTCCAAGCATCGTGTCTGAAGGAGGAATACTTCCTACAGGAGCCGTACCAGCACCAGCAGCCCCTGCCGCAGCAGTTCCACCAAGCAGGGTCAACAGCTTAAGGATGTCAGAAGGTTTGAATAAACTATCTTCTTTTGGTTTGACTGGTTCGGGAAGTGTTGCTTTAACAGCAGCAGGAATGGTTGGCAGTGCAGCAGCAATACCAGTAGTATCAATAGTTGTTGGTGTTTCTTTTTTGCCTGTTACTTGCACCTGCTCTGCTGCTGAAGGAACAGCGGCAGTAAGAGACGGGATAATTGCTCCTCCTACTTCTGCCATAGAAGAAGGCTGAGTTACCTTTGTTCCTTCTACTGTAGTTGTTTGAAGAGGCGCTGTAGCCGTTGGTGTTGCAGCAGCAGCCACTAAAGCAGGAACAACGCTTGCAACAGTTTGCCCTGATGTGTCTGGTTGGATTTTAGTACCTTCCACCGTTGTGGTTTGCACATCACCAACCGCAGGCGCGACAGGAACAGCAGGAGCCACAGGAGCAGTAAAAAGACCTGCTCCAAGTGTAGCTAAATCAAAAGGCTGTCCTGTAACAGTTTGTCCTGAGACAATAACCCGATTTGGGTCTAAAGACGAAAGAGCACCTTCTGAAACAACTGCTGGAGAAGTAAATCGAAGAGTACCAACTTCGTTAATAATCTGTTGTGGGTTAAGGCCTTCTGCGGCGGCAGCGGCTACGTTGCCTGCAACGCTAGGGGCCACACCAGCAGCCTGCAACACCGTATTGATCTGTGCTTCACCGAGTCCTTGGGCAGCTAACTGTGCGGCATCTGCGGCGATAAAGGCAGCGTCAGTGTTTGCTGCTGCTCCGATAGGAAGTAGTTCTCCTAAACCAAAAGCAGTTGCGCCACCTAAAGCAGCAGCTTTTAGTGCAGACTCAAGATCAGCAGTATTAACAAGATTTGTAAGACCAGCGCCTGCAGCAGCCGCGCCAGGAATACCTAAAGCACCGACACCGGCAGGGCCAAGAGCCAGACCAGTACCAGCAGCAATAGCAGCGTTTGCCAGAATACCTAATGCACGGTCTAGGTCAGTCTCTTCAAAGCGTGTACTTAACTGCTCCGTGGCTTGTTGTCCAGTAGGCGTAAATCCACCAGCTAAGTATGCGCCAGTAGGCGTTTCAATAATACCTTGGATTGATCCGTCGCCTTGGACGTTGTAAGTAACACCGTCTTGAACAAAACTACCGACAATTGCGTCAGCAAACCGTGGATCGTTAGCTTTTCCACTAGCGGCTAAAACCTGTTGTGCCTGATTCTCAAGCACATTGCCAGAACTGAATAATCCTGAGAATTGTTGTGGTGTCGATATTGCAGCCTGTTCTGCACGTTGGTTGTCAATTTCAGCAGCTAATGCAGGATTGGCAGCACGAACTTGTTGTATGACACTGTCAAAATTATCTAAGCCAGTGCTCATCCAATACTGAATTGCGCCCTCATCAGGAAAAGGTGTTGCAAAAGGATTATTTTGATACGCTTGTAGTACCTGCTCTCGTGTTGCAGCCATTATGCTTTCCTTATGACTTCAAAGGTGTTGATCGTGCTCATGCTAGAAGCTGCTTCCGACTCTACACGAATCTCATCGCCTTCTTCTAATACAACATAAGCCCCGCCATCAAACTTCAAGAAATTTGTAGGGCTTAACAAATATCCATCTAATACTTTAATCTCGGTAGTGGTGCTCTTATCGTACCAGTACACATCAATAGTTTTATTGTTGCCCGTATGGTTGACCACATAACAGAGGTTCCACAGAGCATAATAACCCGTAGGAACAGTGTAAACAGTGGTCTTTGTCGCGGCTGTTAGGTTGTTACCTACGGATACTTGTCTCATTCTTCGTCTTTCTTAGCAGGACGACCACGCTTCGGTGCAGGCTCTTCTTCTTTGACTTCTTCCTCTTCGACCTTCGTGTAGTCGGGGTGCGTCAGCATTGCCTTGATGTCGTGTTCCATCTCAAACGAATAGATAGAACCGGAATATTTGCACATGAATTTCATTCAATTCTCCAATGACAAAAAGGGAAGACCCCCGTAGGAGTCCTCCCTAGTTGTTTACTTAGGCCGGAACAGCCAGAGCAACAGCAGCGCCGTCGCGCAGTTCGTCGCAGCCGAACAGAACGTCAGCCGTGAACAGCGTACCGAGGTACTCTTGCTTGTACTGGGTCTGGGTACGAACACCCATCTGCTCAACCAGAACAGCGAAGTCCTTGTGAGCCA